AAGTCTTTTTCAAAACGATTCAACGTTTTGACACATTTTACAAGTAGAAAATGGTGAAAAGTGTTAGGACGAATCCTAAAGCTCATCAGGCCGATGAAGCTTTTAGTACTCCAGATCAGGAGGCTATGGCTAATCTAGGACTTCTAGATTATGCTAACGCTTGGGCGGACACCCAAGGGTTAGATCCAGACGAATTGTCGGACCTTGCAGGAAAGGAAGTCTTCTTTTCTGTGGACCTAGAGGAAGCTACCTATAGGATCCCTTTTGAGATTCTCGATGAGAATGTCAAGTTCTGTGACGAAATTATGTCAGAGTTCAGACCATGGAACGTTTACCGTGATCTGTTTTCAACCTTCGAGCGGGAGGTTGATATGACTGAATTAGTCAATAAGGGGTACTGGGATGGACCTCTTACGGTTACCTCTAGCCGAGGTAGCTTTATGGGAGACGGGATGTCTTTCATTCACTTAACTCTTATGTTAAGCGCGATTACGTCAGCGACGTTTTCTAGGACCAAGAGACCTCTTGGTCAATCAGTAGGAGATGATCTCTTCCTGATGAAGACTAGTTTAATTAACTGTCTCAGGTTCTGCAAACTAGCAGAATCTATAGGTTGCAAATTCAGCAAGCTAAACTCAATTTCTGAGGATAGTCTCACGTTCTGTGAGAACTACTGTTGTATACCAACAGACATCGATGATGTCAAGGACATTAAGTCGTTTGAGGACTCCTGCTTTGGAGACACTCTATTCCTCGATATAATCAAGGGATCAGCTTTATCCGGACAGGCTAAAGTTAAGGTGGATGGGGCAGACCCATTCATCGGACATGCTTCGCTGCTCGCGAAGCAGGTGAAGTGGCATCCACTTCATACAGTTGCGTCTAGAGCTAAGACCATACTGTGGGCTCGAAACTATCGAGCCGCCATGCGCTTGTCTAGCAGCATGGCTTCACTACCTCAATGTTTGGGTGGTGCTGAGTTGGCCGTTGGACCAACTATCTTGTTTAGTGACAAGAAATTCCAAGAGGATATGCTCCCTTGGTACGAAGGAATCCTTCGACTCGATGAAAGAGATTTTCTCGAGTACTACCTCTTGCTTAGAGGTATATACCAGTCAAACCCCAAGGGGTTCGCCTGGCAGAATGATATTGAAACCATTCGAGAGATCACCAAAGATTGTGAGCTCTATCATACCAAACAGGTAGATGATCTAATGCCGGATTGGCTTTTAGATAAAAGTACACGAGAAAAACTTGCGTACATTGAGAAAGAACTCGGGATGATTTCTTTCCATAACCTAGCAGGTCAGCTAGCTAGAAGGGAAGCTTTCCTTTCTATGTGGAATCTTGAAAAACAAGAGACCTTCATGACATTCCTAAGCAAGGATGCCAGACAACGTGCCAACAAAGCGTGGGCCGTTATAAAGAGTAACATTACTCCTATCGAGCCGGACAAGCTCGAAATGACCTCAATGGGTCGTTTGACCTCAGCCTATCAGGCGAGGACATGGGGACTTTATGTTCTTAAAAATGATCCTTCAATTCGAAGGGCATTCGGCGGTATGCCGGACCTATTCTATCAGGGATAGGTTGGAGCGGACTGCTCCAAGACGTAGACAACGTCTAATAGCTCAGCTCGAGCTATCTAAAACCCTCTATGCGGATTGCAGAGCGTTAAGGCGGTCAGCCTTAAAAAAGGTAT